TTTAGATTTCATTTTATTAATCCTCCTATATCTCTTTCTATTATATATAAAAATTTTGTATGAAGGATTACTCTATTTTGACCAAAAATTTTTAATTAAAACTATAATATCTACCGTGAGGATGATAAGAACCCATTACATCTCCAACAATCTTCGCGCATTTTACATGAGGTTTATTACTAGTTCTTCCTCCTGTAAAAGCCCCATATAAAATTCTTTTAGCAACTGGTTTAAGACCGTCAGTAGCGTTGGGTATTGCTCTGTCTGAATTGACGGATGCGGCGTATTCAATAAAGTTTGTACTTAACTCTTTTATTAAATCATTATTCTGCATATTAAAATAATTCTCCTTTTAAAACAATTTGAGGAAATTTATCTACGTATCCGTCAATACGTAGGAACGCTATTTCATAGTCATGTTCAAGATTATTTTGAATGATTAATTGTTTTATTGAATTATATAATTCTTCTTCATTGCAACAATAAGGTCCACCGGCATCTCCACCGTGAATAATAGCTTGAATAATAATATTATTTATAAAATTGATATTTTTTTTCTCATTATTAAACTCCATACGTCGCCTCCTGTGAATGTTGTTGAATAAATCTTTTTCTAGGAATAATTTGTGTACCCATTAAATCATCAAATAATTTATTAGCTGCCGCAATATCTTCTACAGTTACTTGTTTAATAATACGCTGGTCAGGGTCTACAAGAATTGAGGTCTCATCTGGCGACATCTCTCCCAACCCTTTTAGTCTGTTAACGAGATACTTTTTTCCTTTATGCTTAGTTCTATACTCCTCAAGTTCTGTATCATTTTTTAAATAAATATAAGTATCTTTACCCTCTGTAATTTTATAAAGAGGGGGAACTCCTGCATAAACATATCCATCAAGAATTAATTCTGGACAAAACGTCCATATAAAGGTATAGAACAAATTCTTAATGTGAGCGCCATCCGTATCAGCATCGGATTCGATTATGATTTTACCATAACGAAGATCTTCTTTGTTATAGGTTAACTTCATAGTTTTCATATCAACAGTAAGACCAAAAGCATCAATCATTGTCATAATTTCGGCATTTTTTTGAATCTTATCAAGACTTGCCTTTCTTACATTAAGAATCTTGCCGCGCACAGGCATAACCGCAACAAATTCATTATCGCGGGCCAGTTTCAAGTTTCCTGAAGCTGAGTCACCTTCGGTCACATATATCTCACATTTCATACGGTCTTTAGACCAACAATCCGCAAGTTTACTATCAAATTTGAGAGCCTTCTGTTTCTTTTTATTCTGTTCTCTTGCTTTGTCTCTTGCTTTCTTTGCAGCATCTCGTGCCTTACGAGCGGCAGCCGCTTTCTCAAAAATAGATTTTACTTCTTTCTCATTATTATTTAGCCATACTTCAAGATTTGAACTTAAGGCAGAAGTAAATGGCGTCATATCAATTTTTGTAATTCTACTTTTAACCTGTGCATCATATCCAACATTTGGAGCTGTAATATTAAATACTACATACATTCCTTCTTGAATATCATCACCAGTTAAATTCGCATCTTTATCTTTTAACCATTTCTTTTCTTTAAAGAATTTATTAAATTCTCTTGTAATAACAGTTTTAATTTGAGTAATATGAGGTCCAGATTCTGTTAAACCAGTATTAACATAAGGAACTATGATTGAAGAATAATTTCCAGCATAAGTAAGAACCATATCAAGTTTATTCTTACCTTCTGAGAAATTCATTGAAAAACGATTATTAATAAGTTCTGTATCTTTTACTGCTTCATCTACTAAATCATTAATTCCATGTTCAGAATAAAAAACTTGGGTTTTGCTATTATCATTAAGATGAATGGTTAGCCCTGGACAAAGACAAGTGATTGTTTTAAATAAATCTTTTATTTTATTAATTTCTACTTCTGTATGTGTAAAAAATTCTTCTGAAGGTTGCCATTCAACCAATGTTCCGGCAACACCTCCCGCTCCTGAAGTACGAGTTTTAAAAATTCCTTCTTTAAATAAAATTTCTTCCCATTCATTATTTCTCATTGTTTTTACTCGAAGCCAATGAGAAAGAAAAGTTGTAATTTTTGAACCAATACCAAAAGAACCCAATGAAGTTCCTTCATAGGTTCCATCATCTCTATATTTTCCAGATGTATTTAAAACACTAAAGGCAGCTTCAAGAATTGTTTTTCCGTCATCTCGATATGAATTAGGAATAAATCCTTGTCCATAATCTCGTACAGAAATTGTATCATTAAGAATTTTTACATCAATTTTATTTCCATGCCCAAGACGATATTCATCAACTGCATTAGAAATAATTTCAACCAATAATTGAGTTGAATATGTGCAATCACCCGCATATACTTGTGGACGAAGTCTGGTAAATTCAAGTGGTGAAAGACTTTCAATGCTATCTTTTGTATACAAATGTTTATCAGCCATTTATTTTTACCTCTTTTTTATTATATAATATATTATAACATAATTTTTTAAATTTGGCAAGTTTTTTCAGAAAGATTAATGTTTATATGATTTTGTAATATAATATTTGAAAATTTTGGCACATCTGCCGTTGCAAGGGCATCTGCAAGTTCATTTCCTACAATTCCTTTATGACCATCAACTTTAATTATATATATTTGATTTATGAAAAAATTTATATTATAATATTCATATAATGATAATATAATATCTAAATTTTTTATTGTTTCATTTTTGCTATTTTTCCAATTATTTTTACTCCAAGAGTAAATCCAAGAAGTGAGGATATTAACACAATATGCAGAATCAGAATAAATAGTTGCTTGTTGATTTTTATATCTAGTATTTAATAATTCAAATGTTTTTAAGAAAGCTTTTAATTCCATTTGATTATTTGTTACATTATCAAAATATTCACAATAAGCATCAATTAAATTTTGATTATTATCAAAAATTACAATACCAAACCCGCCTTGCGAATTTTCTTTTCCATTACAGCGGCAAGAACCATCTATATAAATATATAACATATAATAAACTCCTATTTTATTTTATTATATATTATATAATAAATATTTTTATTTTGCAAATAAAGACAAAAAAATAGGTAATTTAATGGCTTTAGCCATTAAATTACCTATATAAATGATTTTTATTTTAGAAATTTCTTAGAACAGAATCCGGTATATTTGTCATAAATAACATAATACCAATCTCCAGTATAATAGCCATAACATTTTACTTTGCTACCTTCTGGCATAATTGTGATAATTGGTTTAGATAAACCTGCTCCCGCTCGCAATCTTAAATTTGCTGTTGTAATGTAGGTTTTTGCAATATTTTTATTAAAAGATTGAGCATAATCAACTTTTATTGCTGTAGGGGTAATGGGAGGATTTATTTTTACAGGTACATTTCCAATAGAGGATGCGTTTTCTTTTTGCTATTGTCTAACTCCATATTTTGGTTTAGCATAACCGCGAATATAACCCCAACCAATTGGAATTGTTCTGCGACCAACTTTTCCACCATTCATATTACCTTCCATAGCAATTATATTATTATTAGATACGGATTCAACCATTCCAATATGATCTGAATAACCATCATTAGGTTGTGTATAATCATCCCAATTATAAACAATTAAGTCTCCTGGGTCTGGAATTATAGTGCCATCTTCTTCCCAAATACCAGCTTTTTTAAATAAGGCGACATGATTTTCTACTCCACATTCAGTTCCGCCTATTAAATCAACTGCATTTAATTTAATAAATATTGCACTAATAGTAGTGTCACAATAGGCATCAGAATAGGACACCTTATAGCCTCTTGCTCTTGGTGTATAATTATTATAAGTATCAATAATAATTTTATGAGTTCCTTCGGAACGTGATAATCCAATCCATGATCTAAAAATATTTAAAGCATCATCAGCAGTGACAATGTTATTATTAGCTGTTTGCTATGAATTTATATTATTTAACATTGTTTCATCAAATAAGTAATTCATATCAACATATCCGTTAATACCATTAACCTTTCCTGTTGATGTATATTGCTGTATTGCACAGGGGTAATCAGGGGTGCCGGCATAATCAGCTAACCATATGGGATATTCAGATAGCTAATTCCAATCATAATAATGTTTATAATAATCTGTATTAGTATAAATAAATAATTTTTTACATCCTAATACTTTTAATGCATCTAAATATTCTTTAGTATATTTAGTACATTTTTCTTTTGTACATATTTCTTTATTCTTTTTCCAAGTATCATATTCAAGATCTGCCGCAATCCATATTTCTTCAGGATTTAAACCGGCTTCTTTAATATTATTAACAGTAGACTCCGCGTTTTCTTGAATGGTAGCATTATTTGTATAAATAAAATGATATACCATAATAGGTATATTATTATTTTTACATTCTTTTACATATTCAATAAATTTAGAATCTATTGTTTTTCTATATCCCTATCGAAGAATAATAAAACTTATTTCATTAGTAGCTTTTATTTTTTTAAAATTTATATTACCCTGATGATAGGAAATATCAATACCTTTTAACATATTAAACCTCCTTTATTGATTTTTAGGTTTAGGTTTATCATATGTCATAGCTAATTTACTGTCTGTAATACCTTCTGTTGTTGGATCGTTAAGTGCATTCCATATTGATATAGCAATTAAACCTAAAACATAGGGATTTTGTAGAGCTTCAATTAAAACTTTCCCTAATATTGCCCAAGAAGTTAAATCTTGAAAAGTTAGTCCTGCATAAGTTAAAATGGGAGCTAAAATTGCGAGAATAAGTTGAACAATAAAAACAGGATTTTTAAATCTCACTTTTAAATTCATTTCATAACCTCCTTAAAATATAAAAATAAGGAATTAATCTAATTGATTAATTCCTTTGAAAATAAAAGTTTCTATTCTTGTATATATTATTAAAAATATTTATTAAAGATTATTTAACTTTGTCCAACTATTAAAATCATTGATAATTTTATCAATAGAAACTGGAAAACAGTTATGCGCATCTACCGCAACATTGTAAGATCCACAAGGTTCAAAAAGCTCTCTAGAATGAGTATGGCCTGCAAGACAAAGAGTTCTTTGTTTTAGTGGTTTTTTATAATCATCAAAATTAGTGGTGCAAGTAGGAAAATGACTAATATAAAAATGATATTTATTATATTTAATCATTCCTGCATATCCAATAGTTTCTACTACATTATGACATTTGGACATAACTTCTTTTCTATTGTCTGTATCATGATTTCCCC